GCTCATAGATCTGCTCCGACACCGATCTACCTGTTGCATAACTCTTGCTGCGCACCCTGATCTGAATCTCTGGGTACTCGCATGGCGAGTAAAGGTCCGGAGGCTTGCCCGGCATCTCGTAAATTGTGATCACGTCATCTGGCTCGCCCGGGTAGAAGCCCTCGCATATCGTGCTGCCGCTGAAGCCATTGGCTGTCAGCAGCGCAGCGATGTCCTCTGTCAGCATGTCCAGCGCCCCCTATTCCGTGGTTGCCTCGCCGGTCTCGCCGCCGCTCTCCAGCGTCTGCTCCGTCCCTGAGGAATTGCTCTGCTGTTTAAAGAGAATCTTCTGCAACCGAGCCAGCAGCTTCGCTGGCAGCCCCGGCAGCGCTGCATTAATTGGCATCGACAGATACTTCTTGCCCTTGTAGCCCGGGTTGTGAACCGTTTTACCGAACAGGACGAAATTCCCATCCTTGCTCAGCATCGGAAACTGGCCTGATCCATAAGCGCTCGGCGGCGTCTTCCCCTTATACGTCGCGACCGGCGCAGCCAGTATCTTCTTGTTTTTGACCGTGATCGTGTGTGCTGGATATCCCTCGTGCACCGCCAGAGCGTAGGGCGCAGCCGGTCCCCCGTAGCTTAGCTCGCATGTGACCGACTTGCCCTCCACTGCTGGCTCCCCGACCCGTCCTGTGGTACGTAGCGCTCCCGTCAGCACCGGGCAGTACTTATCCTTGCTGTCTGTCATGATGATCTCGCATTCCGGGTATAGGCATTGCCCCGCCAGTTGCGGTGCCTGTTTCCCTGATTGCTGCAGCAGTTTGTAAAATTCATCCAGCCCCTTGACCTTGATGATAATCTTGTCGCTCATGTATCGATCTCCCAGGCGTAAAGATTTCCCTGCTCGTCGTAAGATGGGAGGATGCCCAAAATGAGCGGCTGCTTCCCGTTCGGCAGCGTGATCTGATCCCGTTCTCCGATCGTCACCGGCTGCGTGTTGCCGTCGCCGTCGATGTACGTGTTGTTCAGATAGACCTGCGCCGTGCTCGTGACCAGCAGGCCTTCCTTGTTGTAGATCATCCTGATCGTGCTGTCGACGTAGCACGGCAAAACAATTGGAGCCGATCCGTAGACTGGCTCCTCATATTCGTTGACATCCGTGCACGGGTTGATCGTGACCTGCAAATTCAGGAGGTCGATCAGGTCCCTGTCCATGTCCGGTCGCCTCCTAGTCCGGCAGAATCGGTTCGTTCGTCTCATCCTGGTTGATGCTCATCATGGCCCTGGTGAAAAGCGGCTGAGTGATGCTGGTGTTCTGGAAGTATGCGTCCTTGTCCGAGAGGTCCATGCCGCCTGCAAAAGGCTGCACCGTGACACCCGACCGGCTCCTGAGCGCCAGCGCCTGGTCCCGGTAGCTCTTGGCGATGTCGGAAAGGTCGATCCTCAGCTTGCCAATCGCCTTGTTTGCCTTGCGGCTGTACCTTGCCGCCAGTGCGTGGCAGCAGGCGATCGCTGCATAGATTGCCGCATTCCCCCGGTTGCCGTAGATGTTGATATAGTGGTTAATCTCCGTATCCCGGAGCTGCGGATCTGTTGGGTCGACGTCGCCGATCTCGATCCGAACCTCGTCCAGCGGGATTGTGTCCGGCTGGGCGTTATAGGTCCAGTCTCCGCTCATTGCCGTCAGCGGAAATGTCTCTGGCATGCTGGCCGCCCCCTTAGACGTTCGGCGTCAGGTAGACCTGCATCGCTGCGCCCTCTGCTGCCGGTGCCGACAGCGCCCTGCCAACCTTCAGGCCTGCTGCGTCGGCTACGGTGGTCAGCACCCCTGTCGCTGCGTTCGTGAATTCCCCTGTGCAGATGCGGAGCACCTGCTTCCAGAATGCGGTTGTCGTGCAAGCGGCCAGCGCTGCCACGCCGCCCCCAGCCAGGACGTCCCGCTCTGCCGTGAGCACGTTGCTGGCATTGTAGCCGTAGAATGTCAGGTGCGTCACGTCTACTGCATCGGCGCTGTTCGTGTGCGTGACCTGCTCGCAGAATGCCTCGATCGACGTCGGTATCTGTGCACCCTTCTGGCTCGTGCCACCTGTCAGCGTGGCAATCGTCGCCGTCCCTGCTGCCGCCGTCTTCAGCGTCACGTTGCTTGCGCCCAGGTTGCGGCCGTCCGCCATGAACATTCCGGATATCGTTGAATACGTCAGTGCGCTCGACACCACGGTCGTGGTTGGGTTGCCCAGCACGATCGTCTCGAACTGGGCCGCTCCTGCTGCGCTCGCCCCCACGATCACAATGCCCCTGCCACGGTCGCCCGGCGTGTCTACCGCCTGCTGGATAGTTACTTTTCCTGCCCCCGATTGCGTGAATGCTGTAGCTGTCCCGGTCTCCACAGCGTTTAGGGTGAGCGCCGAAGTGTTAAGCGCCGTTGCTCGCCCATTGCTGCCGACCTTGACCGCTGCCAGCGCTGCGATCGCCGATGAATCGGCCAGCACGGTGATGATCCCCTCTGTATCGAGGAATCCGCTACCGCCGACCACCACGTTATCCTTCGCTGCGCCGATGACGTTCTGGCTGTTGGCTGCCGCCTGCTGCAGCGAGCCGTCCGAGAAGATCTCGATGAATGTCTCAGCTTCCCATCCAGCCACCCCTGCCACCACGTGCGCCGGTTTATCGAACCGGTTTTGCACGATTAGTCGCTGGGCTTTTGTCGTTCCCGGTAGTGATCTCATTGCTGTCTTGCCCCCCTTTCGTATGCGCCTCCAGCGTATGGCCTTCGAGCAGCTCCGGCGTGCTGAATTTCCGATCGCACCCGGAGCTGGAGCACTCGAAAGCCTTCCCCGTGTAGGGAGCGAGGTAGCGCTGGCCCTGCATCTTCTTGAGCCGGACGTCCGTAAGACCCACCGGCTCGACTACCTCGCCGCTCTGACGGTAGACGCCGCCAGATGTAAAGCGCCTGTGCACGACTTGCTGTTCCATTCGGTTCGCCCCCTGCCGCTACCGCTTGTTAGGCGGCTGCGTTCTCGAAGAAATAGCCCAGGTCTGACCCTGTCTGCTTGCAGCAGTAAGCCATCTCTCCCTCGACCCGGTCGACCTTGAGCCGCCTGATCGGGAACTTGTCGATCGCCAGCGCGTAGCCGGCCGATTGCCGGTCGACCATATTGCCGGTCAGACCGCGCCATGCGAAGACATACCCCGCGCTCGGCTGCAAGATGCCTGCGCTCTTCGGTGCGTAGGACAACAGCGCATGGTTGGAGCTGATAAACTGATACTGTGCCGTCTGGCCTTCCTCGTTGCTTGCGTAGACCGCGCCCGCCACCACCAGCTGGTCGACCCGGAAGAGCTTCGCCAGCATCTCCTCGGTAATCACGCTGTTCGTGGTGTACTTGTAGCGGTCGACGATATCCGGGTGGTTGCTCAAGACTTCGAACACGTATTCCGACATCGTCAGCACATTCGGCAGGAAGCCGGTCTGCTGCTTGACCATCATGCGGCCGACCCTGATGTCTGTGATCGGGTCGCTGTTCATGTAGTCGCTCCACTGAATGAAGCTGGCCCCGGGGACGTTCCCCGATGCGACGCCCTGAACGGTCGTTCCCCAGACGCCCGGCTGGAAGTACGCCTTGACCCACTGACGTTCCCTGCTGATCAGCATGCGCTGGGTAATAAAGATGCTGGCGTCCCTGTCCATGTCCAGCACGGCATCGGCGTTCGCCCTAAGATACCAGGCAACGTCCTTATGGAACGCCCAGATGGTGCAGTAGTATGACGGCGTGTTGTCCAGGTTGTACCCACCGCCTGCAGATTCAGTTCCGGGTGCCCGCTCCTGCGCCTCATCCCTCATGAAGTCGTTCTTGTTGTAGGTGTAGTAGCGGTCGCTCTGCTTGTCCACCGGGACGAGCGGGAAGACCTTGTCTGCGATGAAGCCCTCCGCGGCCTGAATGTACGCGATTGACATAAATGTCAACGGTACATTTACGTGGATCTGTGAATAAGTCGGTTGCGGCATCGTTTACACTCCTTCCTGTTTTGGGTTCAAATCAAAAAGCGCCCCTTGGCGCTCTTTGGTCTTGCGTCTTAACCTTTTCTGTTACGCCCCCCGGTGCGGAACCATGCAGTTGATCGCCACGGAAGCGACCGCCCCGGCGACGCCGGTGCTAATCACCTGGCCGCAGATGTACTTGGTCGTGTCTGCGCCCTCCGTGTACGGCACCCCGTTGCCGCTTGCGTCCGTGCCGATCGAATTCCCAAAGTCCAGGTCGCTAGATCCGGCCTGCAGCTTGCTGACACCGAGTGATAAGACCTCAGCTGTCTGCCCTGCTGCCGGTGCGTTCTGGACGACCCCGATCGGCTTGTCTGTTACGGCGCTGCAAGCGTCGACCAGCATGTCGCCGACCATCTTGACGAAGATGTACCCCTTGGCGCTCAGGTCGCTGTTGGCAACCAGGCCCGCGGGTGCGAAAAGCGGCTGCTCG